GGGCTCGGCAAGTGCAAGTGTCACAAACCCAACGCTACCCCCTTCGGGGTTACGTTAAGATCACACTGACTGGAGATGCTACCATGGTACTACGCTATAGGAGAAAGGATTATCTAGCTAACAATTCCGAGTACCTTGGATCCTCATGGGTTCAAGGCTCGGGGCTAGATCCAAACACCTTTTGGTGTGGAATCCCCTATAGCAAAGTTTGTAGTGATGAAACTCACAAACGGGTGAAGAGCAAACGGACTGGCATCGTAAGATGGCAGAAAGGTGGCCCTTTAACCGTCAAGAAGGTCATCATTACACGCACCTACTCCGACAACTTTACCTCTTCACAGGGGTTATATCGTTGGAGTGGCAGATTGAGTTGCGGCGCTCTTGGGGCCAACCCGTCCTTCGGGACGGAGCCTTCGGATGGTCGTAACTTAGCTGCTATAGGTGCGACCGGGATTGCTCGATTTAAGCCTGGCCGTTCAACGGCCGGGTTTGGACAAGCGATCGCGGAACTTCGTCAAATTCCCACTATTCCATCCCTCAAGAAGGCAGTTGCCAACGCGAAAGGATTGGGCGGTGAATATCTCAACGTCCAATTCGGATGGATTCCCGTCGTTAAGGACCTTCTAGCTCTCATCAACTATGCTGAGAACTTGGAGAAATCCTTAAAACAACTTCGCCGTGATAACGGTAAAGTTGTGCGGCGAGGTGGGACTGTTGACAAGACCGACAGTCAAACAATGTCGACGAACACCGGAATCTGTGGTGTTTATCCGATATTGCAGACTGCCCATTGGGCCAACATACCCGATGCACAACGATTTACACGGACAACCGTCACTAAATCGTGGAGCCGTTACTGGTTTAAAGGCGCTTTTCGATACTATATTCCTGTATCGCCAGGCGCCCCAGACTTTACGGCTATCAAGCACCAGTTGTTGGGGTTAACCCCAACTCCTAAGCTTGTGTGGGACTTGTTACCATGGACTTGGTTACTAGACTGGTTCGGGAATATTGGCGATATCATCGACAATATGTCCCAGAATGCAGCTCAGGACCTAGTAATGCTTTATGGCTATGCGATGGGGACGAAAGGAACCATCGAAAGCCATTACGCTTCGGCTGCTACGAAAGCGGCCGGAGTGCAGTACACGTCTGTTCACCGTGAAAAAGTGATCAAACGTCGTGCTAAAGCATCTCCTTTTGGTTTTGACGTAGACTGGCCCGACTTCACGTCGAGACAGTTGGCTATCTTAGCCGCTTTAGGACTTTCCAAAGGGAAGTCCTTCGGCTAGGAACACCAATAGGGATTCTCCCTAATGGTAACCTGAAGCTGAAGAGTCATGCACCATGTTTGCAGATCCACAAAGCGTTACGGTTAATGCCGTAGCTCAGAGCCTTCCCGCCATTAAACGGGAAGACTTCTCGTCCTCGTATCGTAAGGATGATGGGAGTTATTCTCTCATCATTTCTCACGCTGAGGGCAAGCGGAACCGTCGCGTCGTCCGGCTTGAACACCGGAAGATTGCGGCTGATCCGTTGACAGCCGATAATGTCGAGTATTCGACGTCCGTCTACTTGGTGATGGATGCGCCCCCTGTGGGCTACACCAACACCGAGCTGAAGGATATCGCGCTCGGCCTTACCGCCTGGCTTTCCAGTACCAACGTTCTGAAGGTACTGGGTGGCGAGTCGTAATTGACTCGTGGCGCCGGGGGAGACCCCGGCGCCAATCATAGCAGGATTACTACCTGCACATGGTGCTATGGATTCGCCTAGCTTCTATCAGGAGGCAGACGATGAAAAGCCTAACGTGGCTCCTCAGTTGCATGCTGACAGACGTCAGTGTGCGATGTGGCACCGACACCCAGCGCGACTACATTCGAATAGTCGCGCGATACAAACACGAGGGATTGTCATTCTTGACAATCACACTCCCTACTTTCGCTCGAGATTTCGAAAGAAGTCTCGAAGAAGGTAGTATTGGCTCACAAAGGTTCTTTTCCTTCCGGAAGGGAACCGATGGACCTCTCCCCTTATTGCTAAGAGGTGTGGTCAGCCAGGTGTTTGATATTGGGTCGGGTAGATTACTCGATAATCCTAGCATTGAGGCCATATTGAGCGTAAGGCAGGTTTGCCTTATGTTCAAGAAGGTTAACATCGCCTGCTCTCAAAGGAGAGTGGATGATGCCATTGCTAAGTATATCGAGTGTGACGAGGATGTGGCAACGCTGCCAGATTATGCTCACGAAGCTTCCGTGGCTTCATGGTCTCTTGACCATGAAGTCGGGAGTGTCGGGGCTTATCTTTGGCATAGTCTTGGTACTCGCTTTGCTAACGCTTGGCGAGCTAACCGGATTGTGCCACGGCATGGTCCAGGAGCTACTTCAGAACGTATTTCCGGAAATCGGAAATACGCTTTGCGCTCCTGGCATACTCGACTACAAGTCTTCTTCCCGCTAGACCAATTTGCGTTACCTAACGCAGATTGGTGCGGGACGGAGGCTGAGGAGAGTATCCACATCCTGGAACCTGGTGCTGAGACACCCGTAAGGGTCGTCACGGTACCTAAGACGCTAAAGACTCCTCGCGTGATAGCAATAGAGCCCGTGTGTATGCAATATACACAGCAAGCTCTAAGTGAGTTCATGATGGACTCACTAGAACGCTACTGGCCAAGCAAAGGTCACGTTAACTTCCGTGACCAGAGCATTAACCAGCAACTAGCTTTGAAGAGTTCGAAAGATGGCTCTTATGCCACCTTAGATCTCTCTGAGGCTAGTGATCGAGTCTCTGTACCGTTGGTGAAACTTGTGTTTAAGGCGTGCCCCGATCTTCTTGAGGCATTTCTTGACACGAGGTCAACAACGGCGCAGATGCCTGATGGTTCAATACGAACCATCAAGAAATTTGCGTCAATGGGTTCAGCACTTTGTTTTCCCGTCGAAGCTTGTGTTTTCTTTACACTCGCCGTTGTCGGGAGACTCAGAGCGCTTAATCTACCTGCGATCCCCTCTAACATTAAGAAGTGTGTTGAGGGGGTCTACGTCTATGGGGATGATATCATTGTTCCCAAAGACGAGGTGAAAACCATCATCAGACATCTCGAGGCTTTTGGCCTTAAGGTGAATGCCGACAAGTCTTTCTGGACTGGAAAGTTCAGAGAGTCTTGCGGGATGGATGCTTACGATGGAGAAAGGGTAACCCCGATCTACCTTCGTGAACTTCCACGTGATGGACGCTCGAAAGATGGCATCGTTTCTTTAGTCTCGTTTGCCAATCAACTGTATAAAAACGGTTGGTGGCATACAGCTCGAGGCGTAAGACATGTAATAGAGGACCGGGTTGGTCCTCTCCCCCATGTCTCTGAAACGAGTCCAGGACTCGGCTGGCATAGCTACCTAGGTAGCTATTCAGCCGAACGTTGGGATGAAAAGACACAGGTCTTTAAAGTGAAGACCTACGCCTTACGTCCTATCGAGCACGATGACCCTTTACATGGTCATGGTGCGCTCCTGAAGTTCTTTCTTTCCCGCGGTAAAACCGAGGGGAAGTCAGACTTTCATAAGAGCGTACGGCGCGGCGACGTTCACGTCAATCGCCGCTGGGTCCGCCCCTATTAAGGGAGCGGGCGAGCTAGGTTAACGACCTAGCTG